ACCGGATGGCCGCCTGACCCCCTTTTATAGTTGGCCCACAACGAACGTACGATCCAATGAGAATGCGTCTGGCACGTCTAATTAAATGACTTTGACCCTAAGTTGTGGGCCTATAAATTTGAAATATGTGACGTTGCACTCTTGCCTTTAATTCAAAATGCCAAAGCGGGATGCCCCATGGCGTACTATGGCGGGGACCTCCAAGGTGTCTCGTAATGCCAACTATTCCCCTCGTGGTGGTCCAAAGTTTGACAAGGCCTCTGCTTGGGTGAACAGGCCCATGTATAGGAAGCCCAGGATTTACCGGACTCTACGAGGGCCCGATGTTCCAAGAGGTTGTGAAGGGCCTTGTAAGGTGCAGTCTTACGAGCAACGTCATGATATTTCCCATGTTGGTAAAGTTATGTGTATATCTGATGTCACGCGTGGTAACGGTATTACCCATCGTGTAGGTAAGCGTTTTTGTGTTAAGTCTGTGTACATTTTAGGTAAGATATGGATGGACGAGAATATCAAGTTGAAGAACCACACCAACAGCGTGATGTTCTGGTTGGTGAGAGACCGTAGACCTTATTCCACGCCTATGGACTTTGGTCAAGTATTCAACATGTTTGATAATGAACCCAGTACTGCCACGGTGAAAAATGATTTGCGTGACCGTTATCAAGTTATGCACAAGTTTTATGCTAAGGTTACTGGTGGACAATATGCAAGTAACGAACAGGCGTTGGTCAAACGTTTCTGGAAGGTTAACAACTATGTGGTCTACAACCATCAGGAAGCGGGGAAATACGAGAATCATACGGAGAATGCGTTACTATTGTATATGGCATGTACTCATGCGTCTAATCCTGTGTATGCGACATTGAAAATTCGGATCTATTTTTATGATTCGATATTAAATTAATAAATTTTGAATTTTATTTCATGATTCTCAAGTACATAATTTACATATGCTCTGTCTGTTGCGTAACGAACAGCTCTGATTACATTGTTGAGTCCAATAACACCTACTCTATCTAAAAACGACAATACTAAATATTTAAATCTACTTAAATATATCTGCCCAGAAGCTGTCGTCAATGTCGTCCAAACTTGGAAATTGAGAAATGCCTTGTGGAGATCCAACGCTTTCCTCAGGTTGTGGTTGAAGCGTATCTGGACGTGGAATATTGTTGTCCTCGTGTAGAGAGGCTTCTCTACGTTGGTTATTTTGAAATAGAGGGGATTTTCTATCTCCCAGGTATATACGCCATTCTCTGCTTGAGGCACAGTGATGAGTTCCCCTGTGCGTAAATCCGTCGTTGCAGCAGTTGATGTGGACATAAATAGAACACCCACAATTAAGGTCGATGCGTCTACGTCTAGGTGCTCTACGTTTCGCTGCTGTGTGCTGTGCTTTGATACAAGGGGGCGTTGAGAGTGATGAATTTCGCATTATGGAGTGTCCACGATTTTAGCGATGCATTTTCCTGTCTGTCAAGGAAATATTTATAACTGGCCCCCTCTCCTGGATTGCACAGCACGATAGCGGGAATTCCTCCTTTAATTTGAACTGGCTTCCCGTATTTGCAGTTTGATTGCCAGTCCTTTTGAGCCCCAATTATCTCTTTCCAATGTTTCATCTTTAAATATTGCGGACTGACATCATCAATGACGTTGTACTCTGCATTATTTGAGTACACATTTGAATTAAAGTCGAGATGTCCGCTTAAATAATTATGTGGCCCTAGTGCACGCGCCCACATTGTCTTCCCTGTTCGACTATCACCTTCGATGATGATACTAATAGGTCTTTCCGGCCGCGCAGCGGCACCTCTCCCAAAATAATCATCAGCCCAATCTTGCATTTCTTTTGGGACATTATTGAACGAGGAGAGGTGGAATGGAGGTACCCAAGGTTCTGGAGCCTTTTGAAATAACTTATTAATATGCCCCCTAATTTTGTCTAAATGAAGAACATAATCTCTTGGCTGTTCTTCTCTTAATATATTAAGTGCCGTTGATGCACACTGTGCATTGAGAACCTTGGCGTACGTATCATTGGCAGATTGGCAACCTCCTCTAGCTGATCTTCCATCGACTTGGAAAATTCCAAAATCAATGAAGTCTCCGTCTTTCTCCATGTAGGTCTTGACATCTGACGAGCTCTTAGCTCCCTGAATGTTTGGATGGAAATGTGCTGACCTTGTTGGGGAGACCAAGTCGAAGAATCTTGGATTTTGGCATCTGAATTTTCCTTCGAACTGGATAAGCACGTGTAGATGAGGTTGCCCATCCTCATGGAGTTCTCTTGTAACGCGAATGAACTTCTTATTTGTTGGTGTATTGAGTTGCTGTATCTGTGCAAGAGCTTCTTCTTTGGTTAATGGACAATGAGGGTATGTGAGGAAGAAGTTCTTCGCACTTACTTGAAAACGCTTTGGTAAGGGCATTTTAGGGAATATTGAATGAGTACCGATTGCTCGCCCTCAAACTTGGCGAAATGAATTGGGGAATGGTACTCAATTTATAGTAGAGTCATTTAATTTTTATGCGACACGTGGCGGCCATCCGTTATATAATATT